CCAACCACCGTATCTTCTATCGCCAGCAAGCTTGATTCGTCTTCCAAAGTATGGAACTTCCATCACACCCAACTCTGCATTAGGAATTGAAGTTGCTCTAACCATGAAAGGCACTCTAATGTCAGCTACCGAGTTTGCAGGGTTCTGAATCGTCACCTGAAACAGTGTTGGTCTTGCACCACCAAGGATTAGCTGACTTTTGATCTCATTTACGTTGAACGCCATTTTTGAATTCTCCTATACCCTTAGAATTGGCCAACAATCTCTGAGAATTCTACACCTGTTCTCACAGCGACGAAGTTCAGCTGGATGAAGTTGATTGAACGTGCTGGCTTGATGTAGATGTCGCCAACAAACTCGTTACGATCTATTACTTCTCCTGTGTTGTTTGTTTCGTCACAAACAACCTTGAAGTCGTAGATGCCGCGTCTTCCTTGAATGTCTCTCAGGAATGGCTCGACGAGATTCTTGAACTGAGCTCTTGTAAACTCGTCGTTCAACTCAAACAGTGTGAACTTAGCTGCTGTTGCAATTGCCTTCTCAAGAACAATGAACAGACGACGAACATTGATTCTGTCGAAAGCACTTGGCTTAGCCAACAGAGTCTTGTCGCCGTAGAGTAGTGTTCCCTGACCAGGGAAGGTAACAACAGGATTGATGCCACTCTTGTAAAGAACATCTCTGTCAGCCTTGCCTGGATTGTATGCTAGCTTGATTACATTCTTGATAATGCCACGGTTGAAGCCTGCAGGAGAGAACCAAGGATCTCTTGTGTCATCTGTTCTTACTGCAAGACCAGCCATGTCACCGTTTAGAGGAATGTATCTGTAGACATCATTGTAGCGGTCGTACTGATACTTGTACCCAGAATCAAGGACTGCATACGATGTGGATGTCAGAGAATTTCGGAAAGTGACAATGTCGTTCGATTCATCTCTTCCTGCATTCTGAACAACGTCTGCCTTATCTGGGCTGACGAAAGCCACGCAGTCTTTTCTGACTTCGCAGATATTGTCAATAATGTAGTTTGCCATTTGCTGACCGTTAGTGCTGCCTCTTGCCTTACCAGCGACGATCAGGGAGATGTCGACATCTTCGGCTGATTTGAACAGGTCATAGCCTGATGACAAGACGCTTACAGGAACATCGCTTTCATTATCACCATCTGACCCAAAAATCATTGAAAGAGACATTGGAACTGAGCTTGTGGCAGATGTGATGTTTAGTGCAGTATTAGAAACTGCCGTTGTTCTGTCATTTGCCCACCAAATGTAGGCAGAGTTATCATTAATGACTGTCTTGTAGTAGTTGGCAGCACCCTCATTTGTCTTTGCGTCATTTGCTCTTGAAACGGCCTGGAAGACTTCTAGAATTGTTCCTGGAACCCCAGTGAACTTACCATCTTCATCTGTCACAACTACATGAAGCTCATCATTAGCTGATGTGTTTCCAAAGTTTGTGACGTAATCAGATCTGCCAGGAGCAGCATCAACGTTATCAAAGAACTCCCAATATCTTACAACTGTGTTTGAAGAAGAGTTGGTTGTAATTGAGTAGTTTGAATCAAATGAAAGGATAACCGATGCTGCAGCATTTGATGTGCTGTTACCAGCATTTGCTACTGCACCAACAGCAGTTACCTTGAGGTACTGCTTGCCAATTGTGCTGTTTCCTCCTTCAATGATATCATTTACAGAAATAAGCCCTGCGATTGTTGACGCAACGTTACCAATTTCAGAATTCGTAATCGTAGCATTAGCAGCCCATACTGTCATTGTGGCTGAATTGCTTCCAGAAACAAATACAACATTTGAAGTTGTACCATTTGCCCACAGATTATAAGTGTTAGAAGTGTTGGATCCTATGTAATACTCACTTGAATTGAATGAAATGTTTGAATTGTATTGGTTGGCTGTATCACACACAGAAACCTTTAACGAATTTCCAAGTTCTCCAGGGAATCTTGCAATGTATGCTACTTCAGTACCAAACGAGTCGTCTTTGACTTCATAGTCATCTTCATTCTCTACAACATACAGAGCTAGTTTGCTAGCAAGAGCCGATTGGTTTGCAACTGAAGTAAATACAGCATTTGAAGAGACAAAATACAAAGTGCTCGATGACACAGTTCCAAGGGTTGCCTTTGATAGAACAATTGCTGTCGTATTTGATGTGTCTGAAGTGTTACCAATAGAGGCTACTGTTGTTCCTACAGCAATATTAGCACCATATACAACCATGCCTACTGCTACATTAGCAGCTGTTGTGTTTGCAAAGCCTGTGACAGTTGTATTAGCACCAGATGTTGATAAACCTGAAATTGTATTTGAAAACCCAGTAGTGTTAGCAGCACGGCTTACATACAGCTTGTTGCCGTATGCAAGGAAGTTAGCGGCGCTAAAGAACGTTTCTGGATTGTGATTTGTTGGCTTTCCAAAGCGGTTGACAAGATTAGACTCAGAGTCGATCAGGATTCTCTTGTCGACTGGGCCCCATCTGAACACGCCAGAAATTGCACCTTCAGTTGTAGAAACTGCAGGAACTACCGTTGTCAGGTCGATTTCAGATACGTTTACGCCTGGACTAACTTGAAATGGCATCGTACTCTCCCATAAATTTTAGGTTGTTGGGTCAAACTCGTATTATTTATGTTTTTAGGGGTTTGACTACTCACGCATCCATTTCTCAAAGCTATCTTGATGAAGTGTCACGACCTCATTAGGATCCTGTGGAATACCATTATCGATAAACCCGATTGGTAGAGCTTCCTCCTCCAGAATTCTCATATTTTCATCAAGTAAGTTTCGTCTCACATCTGTGTTTGACATCTCTCTTATGTATGGTTGCTGTATTAGCCATCCAAACATAACAAGGCACATTACTGTGTCATCATTGCCATCTTCTGCCTCATAACTTGTACCGTTCAGAATGAATCTAGACAGCTCGTAAATCATGTCGTAGTCTTCGACGATCAACTTGTCGGACTCAATCAATGTCTTAAGGTTAGCACACCCAATTTTCTTGATTGATTTGGTTGTCCGGACACCGTAGTGAGCAGTCCTTGAGAATCCACCACTAATAGCCTGGCCAGACCTTCCTTTGTTTGTTGTGACTAGCACACCCTCATACTCAAGCTCGTAATGAAGGATGTCTGCAACCTGCTGACCAATATCATTTGATTCCACAAGAACAGTTGCACTGTTGTAGGCTGTTGCAATTGATCGTATAATGTTTGGGTACAGCAACGGTGATATAAGGTTGTTGCGGTACACACAGCACGTGCGATAGGGAATCTCCGTGATGTCAAATACGACAAATGCAGAATAGTCCCCGCCAACACCTCTTGCAGTATCAACCGTCATCACATAGACTCTGTTGGGTCTTGGGTCTGCATAAAACTTAATGTTTGGAGACGTCTTGACAGGCGACTTGATTACAAGTGTTCTTAGCTTGGATCCGTTGATTAGAGTGTTGGATGAACCAATGAATTCACAATTATGTGATACAATATCATTTGAAAAAAATTGTTGGTTCTCAACACCCACTATATCAAAATACTTAAATGTGCCTTCTTCAAATTCTACGTGAAAAATTCTTGATGTAAAATTTTTTCCTACAAGTGTGTCACTTGGTGTTAATAGAAATGCATGCTTCCACCCATTAGTAGTTAACAATTGGTGATTGGGAGAACATTTTAGATTCTGTCCATTATATAAAGATAGTGTAATTCTACCAAATTTTTTGACGACTTGTACCCCTTCAAATTTTTTAAAGCCATCAGGAGTGTTTATCAGCAAATTTTTAGTTTTGTAGAACATAACGTTTTCCGGTTATAATGTTGTACAGTTGTGCTGGTGTTATGTTGTAATCTTTACTATAATGATTAGCAAAAAGTCTTTCGTATGTTAACATTTTTCCATTACGTGATTTTGATCCTACTCCCTCTAAAAAAGGACGGCTATTAAACATTTTAAGTATTTCAATGCATATGTTATCTGAAACTTTTGTCAATCCAAAACGTCGTCCCTTTCTTGTGTTTTTAAATTTTAGTATTGTATCAGCATTAAAGCAATTTTTTTTATCCTTGTTCCAAGGTGTAGTTCCTTTTTTGACACCACCAACACCAGGACGTTTTTTTCCTTTTTGAAGAGATGCCGTATAGGCAGGACCTAACCCTATGCGCTTAGCAATTAAGGCTGCAGCAAACCAATCTTCTTGCTGTAAGTGTATTTTTAAATGTTCCTCTATTGTAACACAAACAAGATTATCTAATGAGTTGTTTTTATGATTTCCATCTTTGTGATGAATTTCATATGAAAAACCTTTTGTATCCTTTGGAATGGGGCCAAAATGCTTTTCCCAAATTTTACGATAGTTCATTGTAATCCCCAAAAAAGTTGCAATCGTATTTATTTACAATTTCTTTGATTGCAACTTTCTTGGAATTATTGTCAGTTTGTATTTCTACAACAGTATCTCCATCAAGACACTCAAACTCTTGTCTGAACTGCTCTTCGCTTGTGTTGCGAATTGTTTCATTCTTCCATTTTTCATCCCTGCCTGGAACATCTGACCAATGAACGTCAATTCGTTTGTAGCTGTTTCTGCCTTCTTCACTATCAATCCAGATCTTGTAGAACATATTGAGGCCGTTTGGTGTTGATGTGATCAAAACCTTGGATGTATTACCAGAAGAAATTGTGGGGTAGACAGAAGCAAAGAACACTTCTTGCAAGTTGTTGGAGACGAATGCAAACTCATCAAGATAGATCAGATTAAACGAACCACCACGGATTGCGCTGGATGATGTTGCAGATGCGAGGATCTTTGAACCGTTTTCTAGCTCAATGTTACCTTTGTTCCATTCTACAATACCTTGCTGA